CAGTCGAAACACCGGTCGACCGTCTTCTAGTTGAATATGTATTCCAGAATTGATCCCAGTTATCGTTCTCGGCTGGAAATGGTTCTGTAATCTCAGGAACTGTAGGAGTAGAATGAGTAAATTGACCAAATGAAATTCCATTCATGCCAGCCATATGCTCATGCTCTTCGGGGAGGGTTTGGTGCCCGAGAGGATTGGCGCGCGTATTCACCGACCGCGGTATGCCTGTCGCTTTACCATATATGTACTTATTGTTAGACACATATCCGTATCTAATTTCTCCGTATTCAGTAGGGTCAATGGCAGGGTCACTTAATTTAGGTACGGCAGTCTGGCCAATATAATTTTTATCACCCCAAGCTTTTACATAGCTTCCACCATTTAGATACGAGCTTATTGAGATTCCATTTGCTGAATCAACCAAGGCACCAGGATTATATGTCTCATAACCACCACCTGCATCGAAAACAGTATTTTCATCTGGTACAACCCTTTTATCGTCGTCAGGAGCTCCAAAAATTTTTCCTATAGCGTTAGATTCGTATAACCGGAACTGCTTTTCATTGTCTGGACCTTTGTACATTCTAAAATCTGGTTTAGGCATTCTTAGGCTATTATCATTATAGCCCCGGTTGCCATAATACCTTTTTCCTGACTCATACTCAAGGGGGCCGTCTTTGTAATACCATTCCCGCCCTTCCGATCGCTCATCTTGAGGAAGATATTCCATGGCATTATCAGACCACGAAGGGCTATGAACAAAATCTCCTACATATTGGCCATCAGAATTATAATTAGGATTAGGATTGCATGGGTGATTGTCAGCTACTAATTTTACATTATTAGGGCTTACAATTTTATAATACTTAGACATTATTTTATAATCTCCGCAATTAGGTTTTCAAATTGCTCTATTTTAGCTACTCTCTGAGGCCACAGAATATATTCTTTTTCTGGATTCTTTTTAAGATTAGATAGTAATGGTAAAATAGAATTATAAAGTTTATTTAACTTATCTTCTAGTTCCTTTGCTTCAGCGGATGCATCAGAAGCTACAGTCTTAACTGACTGTACCGCTTCTAGTTCATCCTCATCTACAGCTGTAAAACCAAAATCAAAATCTAAAAGATCATTTGACATAAAACTACTCCTCGTCTATAGTCTTATTTATAATCTTTTTGACCTCATTGCGAGAGTTTTTTTTCTTTTTGTTTGGTACAACTTGGTGGCGTTTGAAAGGACTATTCTGGTCGAATAGTACTCGGTGGAATCTTGTCTTTGGCGCTTTCTTTTTCATCGCTTTTCTTAGTTTCTTTCTTCCCAAATATCGCATCATAATTATCGTTATACTTTTGGGTATCAACAGATCTTTGACGACTGCCTTTACCACCTTCCCATTGTCCAGACATATTAATTGTTACTCTTTATATACATTAAGTTAGGTGAAAAGTTTCTTTCTCTTTGATCCATGTGCTCAGCATGCATACTGTACCATTCAAGTGCGAGTGTTTTCTTAGTAAAGGTAGGACTTACAACCTCGCCTGCACTTTTCCAAAAATATTCGATCCAACCATCTTGAACAACAGATTCTAATTTCATTTATTAACCTTTACGTTCCAATTTGTTTTTTCTTTAAGTGCATACTGACAACCTTGAATATAATCACTATCTTCGTCGTTTAAGTGTGCCCAATAAAGACTCACTTTATCTATAAGATTTATAACCTTATCAGGTTCTTTAAGATGAACTTGTGATTCCATCATGGCTTGAAGTTCGTCCATCATTGGTGTTACTTTAGCATAAATTCTATTCATAAGTTTTCCTATCATTTAATTTCCTACAATATGATTATATATTTCTTTCCATTTCCAATAACGTGGAATATCTCCATCGTAATCTTTATTGTGTTCGTGAGCTACAAGTATTGAATTAAGACCTAGTGATTCTCCTAGCTTTGCATTCTTTGGTTTATCTTCTATCCACCAACACTCGGTATCACGGTATGGTTCCAAGGCTTCGTCTTTATCGTCACCACAACCAAGTATGATATAATCATCAAATAGGTTATCACCAAACAGTAGCTCTAGGTTTTGAATCCGTAGCTTCTGTGCATATTTATTTGTACTTAACGATGTAATGCAATGAAAACGATAGCCATGAAACATGTTTAAACGCTTCATATAATACACTGCATCTCTGAGCGGAGGTAGAAATGCTATGGCCGCAGAGTCATTAAACTCTCGAACAAGCTTTTTACCTTCAGCTCTTGTAATACCAAATTGAGAACCAACGTTATATTCTTGAGGATTGGTAGGTTTTAACTTCTTTTCTAATTGCATCCAATGACGAAATGCGTATTCCCAATCACATAACACTCCGTCGCAATCTGTCAATATAATATTTTCTTTCATAATTTATCTACCGAATAGTTTTTCTCTTCTATATTCGTTAATCACATTCCATAACTTTTCGGTCCAGTTGTCTCTATGTTCTATAAAGACCTGTGGTTCATCATTATCCACAGCAATCATTACGACCAATTGTGTTATAGGAATACCTGTTCTTTCTTCCCACATGATTGAATAAGCGCAGCATTGCATAAAGTAGCTTTCAATCCATTCCTTTTTCTTAGGTTTGCGAGAAGTTTTATAGTCGATAATAGAATCTTTGCCATCCCATACACCAACACAATCCACACGGCCAGCTAACCCCAGATGTGAAGAGTATAAAGGAGCTTCTTGAGCATAGACCTTATTAAGTCTGGTATCCAATATACTCTTCACATCATAGAACGACTGCATTATATGAGGCATTACGCCTTCTGCATAATCTTCAACATTGTCTACATATTTTTCTAAAAGATCATGTACTGCAGTACCCCTTGTAGAAGCTTTACGGCTTATCTTATTAGCCTCTTCTTCTCCTACCCTTGCTCTCCATTCTGCTATCTTATCTCTTGATAATATGGATAAGACTGTAGTGATACTAGGATATTTAGTTCCATCAGGCGTAGTATACATTCTACCGTTCCCAGTAGAATTTGCTGAAAGATCATTATAGCCTAGATCAACTGGCTCATGAATAAAACTCATGATTGTTTTCGCCAAGGCTTTTTAGCACCATCTTTTGGTTTACCTTGAGCAGCCATTTCTGTTTTATATCCATTAAGAATAAAGTTTAATTTATATTTATCTATCATCGGTGAACTCTCAATAGCTTTCTTTACTGCTACGAGTTCTTTCATTCTTTTGTCTGAACATGATCGTTGAGTTTGTTTATGCGCAATACCATATAGTTCATATTGCTGAGATAGACTTAAGGGTTTGATTAACTCCCTAGCTTCTTGGTCGTAATTACGATCTTCTACCTTTTCTTCATATCGCCATTTGCTACTCATATTATAACTCGCTCTATTTAATTTATGGTACTATTATAACACAATACAAAAGGAATGTACACATTTATTTGCTATAATTTGCCACTTTCATACAATTCTTTTGTCATTATAAAGTCGCGTACAAATCCACTTCGTACAATATCGTCCCATTTAAATTCAATATGCTCAAAGCGATTCATGTGCTCAATGATATTAATAAACTCTCTAATACCATTTCTATCATTCTGACCTCTGAAGTCTGATTGGTAATAATCACCTGCCATAATAAATCGACATCCTTCATCAAGTCTTGTAATGACTGAGCATAACTCGTGGTAGTTACAATTTTGAGATTCATCGACTATGACAACCGCATTCTTAATTGTTAGACCTCGAATGAACGAAGTAGTTTGAAACTCGATTGTTTTATTAAGCCTTGTAAGTTTATCCCACGCTTCATTATCGTCAAATAAATCATTAACAATTGCTCTATAAGGTGCAGTATATGCGTCTTCCTTTTCTTCTTGTGTGCCTGGAAGAAAACCCATATCTCTTGTTGGTACGGCAGATCGCACAATGACAACCTTTTCGTATTCTTTCTTTAACACGGCTTCGAGTGCTAGGTATAGAGAGATGAATGTTTTACCTGTACCAGCAGAGCCATCTAAACACATATGATTACCAGAAGCAAATGACTCAAAGGCTTTCTTCTGATTCTTAGTTAATGGATCTAACTTAGCGAGGTGTTCTATTCTTAAGACTGAAGGCTTTTTACTCATTTGGTTTGAATCCGATGTCGATCTTTTGGCGGCAATCCGCTTTTAATTTTTTCTTGCACATCTTTCCAACCACTACCAGCTTTTGTTAGCATGTCAGGTCCAGCAGAATAGTTTAAAGCAGCAACCTTAGTGTAGACTCTTTGCAAGTGTGGATTATCTAATAAAAACTGATCATATTCTGATATCTTAACCATATGCTCTTCGACCTCATCAGTTTCGCTATTTTTAAAATCATACAATGGCATAATTAAACCACTCCGGTACGTTACGTTTGGTCCACTTCATTGCGAACCGCTCTTGTTTAGTTTGGTAAAATGCACGATATGATTTAACCGCATCCTCGAACATACACTCTGGATTAGAGCCCATCGCTAATCTGAAAGGAGATTTGCGATCAGTATATTCAATATTCTTTGGTGGATTTCTCAACACCGTAGCAAGTTTAGTTTCAGTAGCATGAACTTTACCATACCTATATGTATACTCATCGCAAAGAGCAATGAAATGTTTATAGTGCCATTCATAATTACTTGCATTTTCTCTAGACCAGACCGTACAAGGATGGTTCATATGTACAGCTTTGTATAGAATGTTTTCTTTGTAGCCATCGAGTTTCCAGTACTTAACAATACGCTTACCGGATTTAGATGGTCGCATTTCAATTGTACCATCAAGCATTCGATGCACCGTAGATAACATCTGGCCTGACTCAACAACCATTTTTGGAATGTGTTTATCGCACTGTAATTGTGCTGCTTTCACGGGATCATTGTCTAAAATAAATATATTCATAATGTATATTCTAATGTATATTTGAATGTATATTATATCACAGTTTGAGTAAAAAGTAAACCCCCTTTCGAGGGTTTGCCTGAGTTTTTTTGCGGTTACCCTCCGGCGGCTCGCATGTATCTAATTGTCTCGTCGATATACTCGGCTTTCCTTTGCATCTTATATGCTAGAGTTTCTTTACCTTTCTTCAATAAATTCTTACGATAGTGTAGTATCTCATTACGATCTTTTTTCAAACGTTCAATTTCTTGACAATTCATAAAAGCCTTCCTTATGTTAGTTATGAGTGTTATTACTATCATAATATAGCCTACTCTGCTATTAAATCAGGGAACGCTTCCCGACATAGCTTTTTGGTTATGCCAATGTAATTTAAAGATTGGTCCTTTGCCTTACATAGCATTTCGGCTTCAGCTGGAGATACTGCCTCCAATAGCCGAATGAATTTGGACTCTCTGTCAGCTTGTTTAATATTTTTTGACCATTTATTCTTAAAGAAGTATTTAAATTGACTATCGTGAGATATGGCCAAAGTGGTTATTGGCTTTTCTGCGGGGGTATAAGGTGGAGTTCCTTGTGGAACTAAGCAGGTAATTGATTTATCAAAGTTCATTCTTAGAATAGTTCGCATGATCCTTGAATCGTTTTCTTTTAAAGCTTCGAGTCGAGCTTCTCGTGTAGTTAGCTTATTAATATCCTTTAAAACCTGTACTATAGTTTTATCCATTGTAAAATTCCTCTACTACTTCAATCAAATGTTTGCATCTTTTCTTAATAAGATAATTTAGCACTTTCATTTTCATTGGAAGTTTTTGTGTGTTAAATGTATTTATAATTTTTTGATTTAGATCATCAGGAGTTTCTGTTAGATCAATCAGTTTTTTATTGCGTTGGTAGTTGCGATAAATCTCTTCTGGCATAACCTCTCTTAATCTATCTGAAGACTCGATCCACTCGTCGATTCTAGTTTGACGTAGTGGTGTCTGTTTGAGTGAGTCCACAAAAGTATTGTCTGCGGATAATATATTCGGGACACCGTCTCCAGTATCGCCACGCATAATATGATTCCACATATATGTGAGAGGGTTCTTGTCTGTAACCATTTTCTTTTGAATTGGAGAAAACTGCTTAACATTGCTAAACCTGTGTAATTGAATAAAATCTTTATCTGACGATACGATCATTACTGGTTCGTGCTGGCCGAACTCTTGTGTCTGTAGCGTAAGAGAACCAATGATATCATCAGCTTCTGCACCTTCAACTTGTATCACCTTGTACGGGAAGTTTTGTTGTAACTCTTCTCGTATCGTATTAATAATTCTAAATACTTCTGGCCAATCCATATCAGATGAGCTATCGCGTTTCTTTTTACGGTTTGCCTTATATGCTGGATATACGGTCTTTCGCCAATTATTTGGACTATCAACACATATAACCATTTGGCCATATTCTTTTCGGTATCGCTTATTATACATACGAATACTGTTTAGAATCATATGCCGTATCATGTTTTCATCATTTAATTTCTGCACTATAATATTGCTTAGTGCTATCTGACTATAATCAAGTAATATCATCGTCTTCTTCGGTCCATTCACCAAGTTGCTGCTTTAATTCTATAGCTTTTAATTTAATATAAAGGCTATCCATATCTTTCTGTATTCTATGGTCTATACCTAGAAACCTTACCATTGATGTGTGTAGCATATTCACTATAACATGAAAATCTCTGGCTTCTGGAAACTCTTCGTTTCTTGGATCAAAGCCTTTTAGCCAAGAAATATCATCTTCATTAGCTAATCTTTCAATCTCATCAGCCATTACAAGTACTAAATGTTGAGCGACATCGGTGCATTCGCCCAGATAATCTTGTAAAATTTCTGTTTCATCTCTTGGTTCTTCTACTACTTTCCCAGTGGGAAACTCTATTATTTTGCCCATAATGTGTATATTATATCACACTCCGAGTTATTTGTACAGGGTTTTTATTGCGTTACCGCCAAGTTTTATTTGAATGATTCCATTATAATAGTCATCAGTTAGAAGAACACCTCGATCGAATTGTTCCTTAGCTTCTAAATAAGCACACTCTCCACGAGTCTTACATAGATGAAGAATCTCTCTGGTAAAGAGACCCTCACCGTGTTTTTCTACATCTGCTTTTAAATGCTTATTAGATCCATAATAAGTTTTCCAATCACTCTCAACTAATAAGCGTTGGCGACGTTTGCGAGTCTTGGTCTTAGGTTTAGTCTTCTTAAACCAAAAGAATTTCTTACCTACATACTTCTGGCCTGTCTCTTTGTTAGTTATCAAATAAACAAATCCATATAATTGTTTGTGATCACAATCTTCAGGTAAGCTATATTCTTTTCCTTCGTAAATCCAATCCATCTTATTCGCGGAAGTCTAGTTCATAGTCTTCTTGAATTTCTTGTTCAGCTCCGCAATACGGACAGTGTATAGTTTTTGGTGGATCATCTTCGAATGTAAGTTCGCATGATGAAAAACAGTTGATACACTCTAGTGAAACTTGGCCCGGTATTTGCATTTAATCTCCTTAACTATCTTGATTTTGAAGCCAACGACTAAACTCTGGATAGCCACCAATTGGTGTATCATCTGAGCTAATCTGAGGGACTGACATTGCGTTTGGAAATATTTCCAATAGATCTTCCTTAGTGTAATCAACACCAAGCTTTTTGTACACATACTCAACGCCACCTTGTTCTGCAATATTCTTAGCCATATCGCAACGAGGGCATTGATCTTTTCCGTAAATATTAATCATAAACTTAAACCTTTTAGTACGTTATCGTCAACATCTTGTTTTACACCACCAACAACATAGGAGCTGATTTCTGTTTCTTGTGGTGCTACTTGTACATCGCTTCCACCAATCCACTTCTGTGTCCATGGTAGAGGATTAGCTTGTGGTACAGTGTATGAGCATGGAAGACTCAATGCTCTCATTCTTTTACAACCAATCCATTCTATATATTCTTTTAGAATAGCCTCATTTAAGCCAATCATTGAGCCATCTCTAAAGAGGTAATGTGCCCACTCTTTTTCTTGCTCGATTACTGATTCAAATAGTTTTACTACATCTGATTCCATTTCCTTTGCAATCTTAACAAAGTCTTTGTCTTCTAGTAATAGCTTCTTGATCATCATTGTAGTACCAGCAAGGTGAGTGTTCTCATCTCTTGCGATAAACTTAATAATCTTAGCATTACCTTCCATCTTCTTGAGCTCAGCAAATGCCCATGAACATGCAAAGGATACATAGAACCTAATACCTTCGAGAGCATTAGCACTCATTAAGCACATCCATATCGCTCTCTTATGATCCATCTTACTAATATCTTTATTCTCATTTGCTTCAATAAGAGTATCATAGTATTGTGCGATGTCCTTACCGCACTCTAGTATTTCTTTAACATCTAGCATTCCATCAAATACGAATGAAGGGTCTGGATAAATGTTACGGATAATATGTGTATACGATCGACTATGAATAGTTTCAAAGAACGACCAGGTTTCAATCCAGTTCTCTACTTCAGGTAAAGAACAGATAGGTAAAAATGCTAGGTTAGGTGCACGACCTTGTACAGAGTCGAGCAATATTTGTCTCTTGAGGTTAGAAGTAAAGATATGCTTTTCATGCTCAGTTAATCCATTGAAGTCTTTCTTATCCTTAGAAATATCTACTTCTTCTGGTCGCCAAAAGAATCCCAATTGCTTTTCTGTTACCTTATCAATTGCTGGATACTTTAGCTCATCAAATCTTTGAATATCAACCGCCTCATCAAGAAACATCTTCTTGTCTAAATGTGATTTTCTATTCTTTTTCAATACTGTCATTTATATTCCCTTTATTAGATTTTGCACGATTCACAATCGTCTTCGTCGTAGTCTGACATTACATTAGCAGCATCGTCAACAGCCGAAGGTAAGTCCTCTTTCATTTCTCCAGCACCATCAAAGGTGTTGAAATAGTACAATTGCTTTAATCCAAACTTATATGCAGTAACCAAATCTTGTATCATAACTGACATTGGAATTTTATTATCTTCAAAGTGTTCAGGGTTATAAGAAGTATTGACCGATATGCCTTGATCAATATACTTCTGTAGGATTGCACATATTTTTAGATAGCCATCTGGTGATTTCTGATCCCATAAGAGATCGTACTTATTTTTTAGATGGTGGTAACCGGGTACAACTTGAGCGAGTACGCCATCCTTACTTTGCTTATATGAAACCAATGCGCGAGGAGGTTCAATACCGTTTGTACTGTTACTAATTTGTGCGGATGTTTCTGCTGGCATTAATGCCATTAGAGTGCTATTACGAATACCTGTCTCTTTTAACTGAGACCGTAATGAATCCCAAGGTAAACGTTCGCTATGCTCTATTAAATTATCTACCGCACTCTTATATGTATCAATTGGAAGAGCTCCAGAGCCGTATTTTGTCTCATTATTTAGAGGAATTTTGCCTTTTTCTTTAGCAATATCTGCAGAAGCTTTAATAAGATAATAAGACCATGCCTCAGCATATTGATCAACTGTTTCAAATGCACCTTCGTCGTATTTCATTCCACGTTTAGCTAAGAAGTATGCAAGGTTGATAATACCAATACCAAGTGGACGACGATTCTGTGTACTACGTTCTGCAGCTTTAATAGGATAGTCTTGATAGTCTAATAGTTCATCAAGAGATCTTACAGCTAGATCACAATACTTTTCGAACTCATTAGGGTGATTAATCAGACCCCAGTTAATTGCTGATAATGTACAAAGCGAGATTTCACCATCAGGGTCATCGTATGATTTCAATGGCTTGGTTGGTAGATCAATTTCACAACATAGGTTACTCATTTTAATTGGAGCAACATTAGGGTCAAATGAGCCGTGATCGTTAGCATGATCAACATTCATCACATATATTCTACCAGTGTCTTTACGCTCTGTTAGTAATGATTGGAATACTTCCAAAGCTGGTAAAGTTTTCTTACGGATAGAACGAGCACGTTCGTACTTCTCATATAACTCTTTAAACTTATCTTGATCTGCAAAGAATGCTTCGTATAAACCCGGTACATCATTTGGATCAAAGAAGCTAATCTCACCGCCTGTAATTAGACGCTCATACATTAGCTTATTGAGTTGGAATGTATAGTCCATGTGACGTACACGATTTTCTTCGGTACCTTTGTTGTTCTTTAATACAACTAGATCTTCAAACTCATAATGCCAGATTGGTAGATAAACTGTTGCAGCACCACCGCGAACACCACCTTGAGAACAAGACTTAACTGCTGATTGGAAATACTTCAGGAATGGAATCAAACCCGTATGTACTACTGAACCATCACCAACTCTTGAACCTTCTGCTCTAATTGAACCAGCACCAATACCAATACCTGCTTTCTTAGAGATATATTTTACGATACTGGTGCTAGTAGCATTAATACTATCAAGAGAATCGCCTGATTCAATAAGCACACAGCTTGAGAACTGGCGAGTCGGAGTTCTAACTCCTGCCATAATTGGAGTGGGTAACGAAATATAGAAGAGAGATATCGCATCATAGTAGTCCTTAACGTATTTTAATCTGGTTTCTTTTGGATAGTTAATAAAGAGCGTAGCAGCAACCATCATATACAACATCTGTGGTGTTTCGTAATGTTGCTTTGTTTTACGATCTTGAACAAGATACTTGCCACGGAATTGTTCCATACCAGCATAAGTAAATGAATCATCGCGATCATGTTTGATATAAGCATCTAGCTCATCAATTTCTGTATGGTCATATTCTTCCATAATAGAACCATCATATACTCCACGGCTTACATTCTCAATAATAATACGCTTAAGAGTCCATGGCGTATAATCACCATAAACTTCTTTACGCAACTTATAAGAGATAAGACGAGCAGCTACGAACTGATAATTCGGTGTGTGCTCTGAGATAAGCTCTGCAGCTGATTTAATAAGTAGCTCATGAATATCATAAGCAGGTATCTTATCATATAGCTGTATGTTTGCTTTTAATTCGATCTCTGACATTGATACGCCAGCGATTCCCTCGATAGCCCATTCCAAAACCTTGTGAACTTTTTCCAAGTCAAAGTCTTGAGACGTGCCATCACGCTTCGTTACTTGTATAGACATAGTATTATTTCCAATCATTTAATTATGTATATTATATCACATCTTACTGTGAATGTACAACAATTATTTAGATTTATCTTTGATTCTTTTTTCTACCCAAATAGGCATTTCACCACTAGGTGCTATATTCTGCAACTCAGTAGTAAGGTGTTTAGATAGTTCTTTGCGAACTGTTGGTAGTGCCCAGATAATTCCCAGATCTTCTTCTAGCTGATCTATGCGTTCAGCTTGTAGTGGGAATTTTTTACGGAATTTGGCATCCTTTTTGGCCAACTCAAGATCATACTTCTCAGCGAAGTATTCCATAAATTGATCGACCTTCTTTTGAAACCAGATGCCACCTTTGGTGTCTTGGAACCATTGGTAGAACGAACTACCAATGACTGAACCAAGAATAGATTTTAGTGCGAGTGCGACAAGCCAAGACATATTATTCTCCTTCTACTTTGCGTTTTACGTTATTTACATAGTTACCTATGCCATGATCTGTAAACATGTCGAAGAATTTACCTTGCTTCCAGCCAGCCCAAATGCCACGGAACATGTCCTTAGTTTTTTGCCATGCACTTAAATTACGAACGTTACCATAGGCGTTAAAGTAAATGCATTCACCATCATGTTTAAAGAACAATAATGCTGGTGGTACTTTACATACGATATCGTTATTATTAACAAAGCGATAGTGTGGGCAATCTAATGTGTTAACAAATTTAGCATTACCAACTCGTGGTGAACCAAATGTATATACTTCCTTGGCTTCACATCGACTTGCCGCGATTGTTGCCATACCTCCACCGAGCGAATGACCTGTTACATATACATCTCTTGGCTTTTGGCGTTGATCATTTTTAATTAATTCTAGTTTAAGATCGTCCCACAATTCATCTACTTCGTCCTGGAAGCCACTATGAACTCTACCACCTGCTTGAGCTTTACGCTTTAATACTTTTAAATCAGCCAACACGTCATTTAGCTTTGAGGGTTCTGTGCCTCGGAATGCGAACCATAATGTTGTTGGACTATATGCTACTAATACTTCTGCACCATCTTTAGCAATCAATCGTGCCTTTGTGAATCCCATTGCTTTACTTGCTTTCTGACCTTTGGTTGCATTCATATAAGCAATTGCTGATAA